GACAGCCAGGCCATCGCCGCAAAAATAAACTCATACATCGACAATCATAACAAAAAAAGCAAAATTTCGCAACCCGAGCCAAAAAAGGGTGAGTTTTTCGTAAGCACGGACGTAAAGATGGCGAATTTCGTCATAAACGAAGCCATACTTGAGCGCGAGATCGCTCTGATATACGGCGCGGCAGGAAGCGGAAAAACTACGATACTACAAGAATTTGCCAAAAACAACCCAAACGTAGTGCTAATCGAGGCAACCTGCCACACTAGCGCTAGGGTGCTACTAGAAGATCTATGCGAAGCGCTAAAGATAGAGACTCCAAACGGGCTAAACGCAAAGCTAAAGGCCGCGGCTAGGTTTTTAAAATCAAACGATAAGATCGTAATGATAGACGAGGCTGAGCATCTACCGCTAAGAGCGCTTGAGGATCTGCGCCGCATATACGACTTCGCCAAAATGCCGCTAATCCTTTGCGGCACGCAGATACTACTAAAAAATCTAATGGGCAAAAGCGGCGAACTAAGGCAGCTATATAGCAGAATCTGCGGCAAATGGACGATGAGAGGGCTAAGCGAAGAAGAGTGCGAGAAATTTTACGCCAAAAACATATTCGAGTACTCAAAGGGCAATTTTAGGAGTTCGAGTAAGCTATATAAAAAGGCACTGAGGCTAGCTAGCCTAAACGAGTGCGAGATAGACGAGCAGATCATCGAGCAAGCCACGCAAATGGTAATCCTAGGCTAAAAATGACGCTAAAAGAGATCGCCCAAATCCTAGGCCTAAGCACCGAGCGAGTGCGCCAGATAGAGCGCAGCGCCCTAGCAAAGCTAGCTCACCCTAGAAACCGCAAAAAGTGGGAAGAGATCAGGGAGACGATGGCGATGATACAAAAAGATAGGGTTCGCGCAGGTTTGGGCGATGCGATGAGTTATCTAGAGGAGAAGTAAAAGATGATACGAGGACTAAAGGGCGACTGGTCAAAAAGCCTATATATAACCGACGGAGAGTATATCTACGAAATAAAGACGGGCAAGATCGTCGATATTTTAAAAATTTAATGTTTAACGAGCCGCCCGCGGGCGGTTTGATTAAGCATTTTAATGAGCTCATACAATGCTAATAAAAAAGAAAAGAGTCGAGCGAAAGCTCCAATCAACCAAGCAACACAGAAAGGTAAAAAGAAATGGAACCGCAAATCGTAAGTAAAGATGTAGACGTCCTAGTCGAATGCCTAAGAAGTCTAGGGGCGGGTATGCTGCTAAGCCAAACAGCAAACAACCTAAAAGAAGCCATCAGCGCCGTAAAAGCTACGGGCAAAGCCGCTAGCGTGAGCATAAAGCTAAATATCAAACCCGACTCTAACTCAGAGGGCGAGATCATAGTTTTCGGCACTACGGGCGTAAATCTGCCAAAAGAGCCTATCAGAGCTAGATTTTACGTTTCAGAGAACCTGCTGCCGGTGCGCAATGCACCCAACCAACTCGTAATGAGTATGTAAATTTTAAAAAGGACAGAAAATGCAAGAAGAAAAACGTAAATACATAGTGCCTGGCATAGTGCTAGACGAGGACAAAAGAGCCATACTAAGACACCAAGACTACGGAATACCTGAGATTTTGCTAAAAGAGCCGCTTCGCAACAAATATACCGTAGACGCTCTTGACGTAGATAGCTTCATTGATCTCGTCAATGAATACAAGGAGCCAAACTCGAAGCTATTTTTCGACGACAAGAGCATAAAGTGCGTCGTAGATTTCAATTCCAAAGATAAGGCCGAGTTTTGCGAGAAGCGCATAAATTTGGGCTTGGGCTTTACGCCGTTTTACGAAGCCTTTAACCAAAGCGTAGGCAAAAACCTAGGTCAGCGCGACTTCGTGTTTTTGCTTAAAAGCCTATTTGCATACATTACCGCCATAGATGGCAAGCCAAACGACAATATGGACGTTATCGAGCTAGCAGAGAGCCTGCAAGCGGTCAAGAAATTTGACAGCGTGCAAAAAAACGCGAGTTCAAAAATTAGCCTAGACGTCGAAATCAAATCGGGCGCAAAAGAGACTATCCAGATGCCAAAAAACATCACTTTCACGCTGCCGGTTTACGAGGCCGATACGGAGATCAGGGGCGAATTTGAGTGCGAGCTTTTCGTAACTATCGACGAAGAGAAATTCGGCCTAAAGCTAGTGTGCTATACGGCTGAGGCTTCAAGGCGCGAAGTGCTTGGAGAGATAGTGTCAAAAATCAGCCAAAGGTGCGAGGGCGTTAAGGCCTACAAAGCAAGCATAAATTGATTTTTCGGGAGCTCTGCGGAGCTTCCTATAAAGTTAAATTTGAAGAAAGGAGAATGAATGAAAGAGGTTCAAAAGCGCGTCTATGTAGCTACGCCTTACGGTGCTTTAAAATGCCAAGACGATATGAGAGATTATCTCGCTCAAAACATCGCAAGGCAGGAGTGTATAAAGATAATGCACGCAGGATACGAGCCCGTAAGCGCAGTGCTAGAGCTATCGGGCAAGCTAGATGAAAGTACTCAAAGAGAGCTAGCCCTAGAGCTTGGGCTAAAGATGCTTGAAGAGTGCGATCATATATACGTCTGCGATCATCCGGACGTAAAAGACTCTAAAGGCATAGCAGCAGAGCTAGAATACGCCAAAAAGCTAGGCCTAAGCCAGCTAAAGCTAAACAAAAACGGCTCGGCCGAGCTGGTGCTTTGGATGTAAGGTGCTAATCGTAAGAAAAGCCAAGGCGAATTTGCCCGTTTGCACGGTCTACGGATACGTTTGCAAACTCAAATTTGCGCGGATACGTTTGCAAACTCAAATTTGCGATGAAATTTAAAATACTTGAAAGGAGAACGTCAGATGATGAAAGCCGTGTCAATGCTAGCGGGTCTAAGCAAGAAAAAGTAAGGCGGCCTTTGCAAAAAGCGCGGTAACCCCCGGCTCAAAGCACAAAAGCCAAGCAATAAGAGCAAATAGAAGAAAAGCAAAAATAAGGAGCAAAAGATGGAAATAAAAACATTTACGGACGTAGACAGCGCGCTAAAGCGCATTTGCGAGCTTGAGGTGGCGCTTGCGGACATAAACGGCGAGATAACCCTAAAATGTAACGAGATAAAAGACTCAAGAAAGGCGCAAGTAGAAAAGCTCGATAACGAGAAAAAATATATCGAGAGTCAAATAACGGCGTTTTGCGAGGAAAACAAGGCCGAATTTGCAGAAAAGCGTAGCAAAGAATTTACCTTCGGAAAGATAGGCTACAAGCTAAGTAAAAGTGTATCCTTGCCGCGCATAAAAGAGAAAGTAGAAAAGCTCATAAAGGCGCTAAAAAGCTATAAGCTTGAGGAGTGCATAACGTACGAAGAGACTATAAACAAAGACGCCATTGTAGAACTAGGAGATGCCGAGCTCGTTAAACTAGGTCTTAAGCGCGTCGTAAAGGATAACTTCCGCATAGAAACCAAGATAGAGAATTTGCAAAGCGCAAACGTCTAAATTTAAAGGGCTTTAAGCCCTTTAAAATACGTTTAATTCGCCGTTAAACGTATTTTAAAAGGTTTAAATTTAAGGAAAAACAATGGCTATTTTATTGTCCATAAAGCCCAAATTTGCAGACATGATACTTGACGGCACAAAACGAGTAGAATACAGAAAGGCGTTAGCGTCCGTCGCTAACGACAGGATATTTTTATACGCCACGGCGCCGATAAAAAAGGTAGTCGGCGAGGTAAAAGTAAAAAGAGCCGATAGATGCGAAAATAAAGAGGTGGCATGGGCTTGCTATTTGGACTGCTCGGGAATTACCAAAGAAGAATTCGACGAATATTTTAAGAGTAAAAAATATGCTTCTTGGTATTTTTTAGAAGAACCTATCAGGTATAAAAAACCTCAAAATATAAGGTATTTCGGAGTAAAAAGCGCTCCTCGTAATTTCGTATATCTAAAGGATACAAATGCCTGAACTGGCTCCCGGTATCGCAAAATACCAGCTCATACAAACACTAGCCAAATACGGCATAAACGGCACAATCGACGTTAAGCTTTTAAAATGGGCGAAGATAAACGGTATAAATTTGCATTTTACGTTTAGCCACCCCGCCGCAAAGCAAATCTTTGAGCTAAACAAAGAGAAAATCAAAGCAAAGCTAAGGGAGTTTTGGGCGGATAACCTTGCCGCAATCAAAGAAGCGGGCATAATCTTTCGCGAGATAGACTGCGAGGCGATCTACCGCCTGCCGCGCGATACGCAAGCTATGCAAGAAGAAAAGAAACCATACGAAGAGCTAAGTAACGGCAGCTTTGAGAACCGCGCTAAAAATCCATCCATAAGGCTAGGCTTTGAACGCATAAGAAAGCATATAATCGCCGATCTGGAAAGCGGCAAGAGCGTGTATGCTGGAGCATAAAGGATAAAAAATGACCAAAAACCAAGACCTCTATAGAAAGCAGCTTTTAACGATCATTCATACCGATCCTCTCTACAAAGAGATCAAACGCAACGAGGCGTGGCAAGACTGGCTGGATCTTAGATTTGGCGTAAAAAGCAGCAAAGAACTAAGCATAAACGAGCTAAACACGGCCGTAAATATCTTGCGCGGCAAGTGTGAAGATAGGCTAAATTTTACGCCCGACTACGCAGGTCGAAACCTAACTAAGCCCGATAAAATCACGCAAAAACAGATAAAAAAGATTGAAATTTTGATAAGCGAACTAGGCTGGGACGAGGCCGCGAGGCTTAGATTTTTTTATAGGCAAACGGGTTCTTTGATACCCAAGCTTTATCTGCTCGATAAAAAACGAGCGAACAAGATAATCACGGGGCTTGAAGCCGTGATCAAGACGCAAAGAGCCAAAGCTCGAGGCTGATATGCTGGGAAAATTTTAAAATATGCGCTAAAATCTTACCCAAAATATAAATTTATAGCGCAACAATGCGCCAAGACCGAAAGTCTTGGTGTGCTTTAGGTGGGTGCAGGGAGCACAGCTCCCGCCCGCAAAGGGCGACTTTGTTGCCCTGCGGAGTAAAAAATGTTTTGTCCGTATTGCGGAAACGAAAAAACAAGAGTCGGCGCTACCGTAAAAGGGCTTGAAACCGTGCGTTTTAGAAAGTGCGCCAAATGCGGCAGGACTTGGACTACAATTGAGACTATCAAGCCAAATGACGAATACTTACAAAAATTTATAGAGGCACGTGATGAGCATAGAAATCAAAGGGCTTGATGAGATCATAAGCAAGCTTGACAAGCTTCAAAGTGGCAACGCTCTATCAAAAAGCACGTTTGATGGTATCGGCAATATGATTGCAAACTCTATCGAAAACGCCTTTGAAGATGAGAGAAGCCCTTTTGGGGAGAAGTGGAAACCGCTATCAGCCACCACAGTGTTTAGTGAGTTTGGTGGTGGTGGGCTAAAGGGCATAAAAAGTGGCACACAGGATGCATATACCAAAAACGGCAAACGCCAGCGTAAAAGATTTTTAGATAAATTTGGAGCTGGTGGCACAAGAAAGATATTGCAGCAAAAAGGAAATCTAGCGCATAACTGGCACATAAACGCCACAAAAACAAGCGTCACGGTCTCAAACAATAGCTCGGCTGATGGATACCCATACGGACTCACACATCAGTTTGGCACAAATAAAGCTGGCAAACACAAAAATGTCCATATCCCAGCACGTCCATTTTTGCCAGTAGATAGTAATGGCGAGTTAGAGCCAAATTTAAAGGAAAACATCAAAAGCTTTTTGAATGATGAGATAGCGAAGATGATAAAAAGCTAAATTTGTGGTATAATGATAATTAAAGAGATGGTTGATGCCGAGAATGTAGTATTCGGCACTCCCCCGCTCTTGGCGGGTGTGGGTGGTATTGCAGGTGCAACTCCTGTCGCCATCTCTTATTTGTTTATGATTTTTGCTTTTTTAAACTCTATGACATCGACTTTTCCAGCCGTTACCATATAATTTGTAGTTCCAAATTTTTTTAATTTGTGATTTATATTTACAGCCACTTTATTCATCTTCGTCTTATCCGTTTTGTCTTCAAACCAAAAAATGATACTATTATTTTTTTCATCTACGCTTACTGGTGTATCATCGTCAGCTAGAATTTTAACTATTTGCCTTATTTCATCTATGCCCAAGGCTTGACCAAACTGCCCTTTTCTTTCGGGTCTGATATGTAAAATGCCGCGTTTGTCTCCCGCTATGTGCCTCTCTTCAACTACGGTTTTTAAAATTTCACTCGTCTTTTGGGCTATGAGCGGGCTTAGTAAGCCAACCTGAAAAGCCTGTATTGGAGCACTTTTGTTTTTTTTGATCAGCAGTTCATCTACTGCTTCGTTGAGGCTTTTCTCCCACACATACAAATTCCTCTGACGCTCGTAATCTTGCAAGTCATCTTTTACGATCTGCTTTAATACACCGCTTAAATTTGCCACCTTTTGATCTAGCACAGCTTCTAAACTTTCGCTGCTTTTGCCCGGATTATACGCCCAGTCCTTGCTTGCTATGCTCCCTGGCGCACTTTGGCTTATCTTGTAACCCTTTTGCTTGATCTCATATTCGCTTACCACCTGCACTTTGCACCGACATCCCCAGTCGTTTGGCGGGTAATTTTTCTGCCAAAATTTATGCGTCTTTGGTAGTATGAGCCCATGCAGCTTTGCGTGAGATGCCCTTGTGCGCCGATCAAGTATGGCTACATATCTAAAATACTCAAATGGCGAGCTCATCTGGCTTTCATACCTTGCGCGCGCAAAGCTTACCCTCATATTTGTTTCAAATATCCTTTTTAGCCTACGAGAGCCCACATAAATTTGTTTTGCCTCTCCGGTCTGCGGGTTTGTTACACTTACGTCTCCTAGCCAGCCCTTTTTTGCTAGCACGGGCTTAATGTTTTCTTGCCAAGCTTCAAAGCTCTGACCCTTTTTGTATGCATCTTCAAGGCTTGATTGAATGTTGTTTAGCAGATCTATTTTAGTGATCTTTGCAACTGTAAAAACTCTTGTGTGTGTTTCGTGCATGATCTCATCGTAGTCAAAATGTAGCTCGGGCTTTCTTGCTTTTAGCGCAGCGAGTGCATTTACAGGCTCATCAAAAAATGAAAATTTAAGTGGGCTCATTCATCGCTTCCATAAATCTGGGCATTTGCAATAGCTCTCATCATCACATCTTCAAGCGTAGTCGTATCTAGGTTTTGATACATATCGCCAAGCCTTTTAAAGGCTTCTTCGTAGCTACTGCTATCTTTTAAAAGCGTATTTAACGAGCTTTCAACGGCTTTTAAAATCTCTTTGTCTGCTTTGTTGTATTGATTAGATGCAAGCGCTGCGTCGATGTTATCGAGTGGCAAATTTAAAGATTTTGCGTTTTTATCTTGCCTGCTTTGCTTAGAAGCATTATTTGCTGGCTCATTTTGCTCACTTTTTAGTTTTAGCCCCTTGATTTTAAAGGTCGTCTCCATAAACTCCACTGGGATCTCATATCCCATATTTGTGATCTTTTCATATACGGCTGATAAGGCTTCTTCATCGGCTTCAAGATTTGCATCGAGCATAAATTTAAATGGCTTGACGTTTGCAAAATTTAACACCAAAATTTCATTTATCAGCTCATATATGCTTGCACCTATCAGCATCGCATCAAAGCGTAGGATGTCTTGTCTTACTTCATTGTGTATCTTGCCAAGAGCTTGCGTGCCGTTTGCTTGTGAGTTGCCAGCAAGCACCTGTCCTGTTATGCTTTTTGATATGCTATCGTCGCAATATTTAATGAATTCAAGAAAGGTCGATTTATCAACATTGCCGTTAAGTAGCTCTAAAATATCATCTTTTGAAAAAAGCCCCACTCCGTTTGCGCGTAAATTTACCGCCGCTTCTATGAGCGCACTACTTTTGCTTTCATCTTCTATGGAGTCAGATTTCACCACAAGTGGTGGCACGGATAGGCTGTCAAAGTAACTCATATATTTTGAGATGGCAAGGTGTTTAAGGGCTGTGATCGTTACTATTCGATACATCAGACTTTGAGTGATGATGTCGCCGCTATCTGTTGGGTGAAAATGTAGCCAAAACAAATCTAAATTCTCATCCACATATAGCTTTTCAAAGCTTTGTTTTAGATATAGCCGATCCTCGCGGTCAGTGTTAAAGTATGTCGGTGCAATGAAGCTAAACTGCGGTAAAATTTCGCCGTCCGTGTTTTGCCATTGCTTGATAAAAGGAGCAAAGCCATAAGCGATCGCAGCCGTGCAGGCAAAAAGGAATTTTTTAAATTTTATGCTTTCAAGATATTTAAGCATAAACTCATTTTGCGCTTTATCTTCACTCTCAAAAAATATCGGTAATGCACTGACATAGACCTTGCGCTTGAAAAGCTCTGAGCCTATTTGTGCGTCTGTGGCTTTGAAATACTCAAATACCCGCACAAGGCTTTCAAAGCTGCCTTCAACGATGGCTGATCTTACAAGATCGTAGTTTATGCCACTTAACACATCTGCTTTATCACTCTTTTTTATGATTATTTTTTTCACGTGTATCTATCCTTTAATGATCTGATTAAATTTTTATTTTTCTTAATGATTTTATTGATCGCGCGATAGTCTGCTATGGCGACACTTGAAGCGATCCGAAACGCCATTTCGCTAGCATCCAGCAAGTCATCGTGCGGGGCTTTTGGATATGTATCAAGCTCTTCTATCAAAAGTGTGTTGTCTAAATTTACCTCTATCGTGCCATCTGTGATGTATGGCGCAAGTGCGTCAAGTCTAAGCTCCTTTGCAACCGAGTTTTTTAGCTCGCAAACGCTTAAAATAATGCCTTTTTTGGCAAATTCATCTTTTAGCTTGTCTTTGAAAAACTCCTGAAACGCGATCGTCTCAATGGCTATCTTTACAGGTTTGCCAAAGTTTAAAATTTTAAGATAAAGCCTTACTATCTTTTCTATCATCATATCAGGCTTTATCTTGTAGCCTTTGGCGTCAAGATAGTATTGTTTGTCTTTTTTGCCAAGCAGTGCCAGCCCAAAATAATCCCCTCTTGCCTTTCCCATGGCTGGGTCAATACCGATGTAATAAGCATCGCAAACGGGCATCACTTCATAGGTCTTATATTCAGCAAATATCGCCCCATCTTTACTTAAAGGTTCGTTTTGATATTCGGAATAAAAGCTCTCTTTGTCGTCAAAAAACTCAGCCAAAATCGCACGCTTATCCATACTCTCATCATCAAGCTTCATATTTATGATCTTTGCTGTTTTTATGCTGTCTTTGTTGAGTGCGTCGATATTATCTGGAAATTTAACAACAAGCGGGAAATTAAAGCTAGTAAAGCTACTTAGCTTTTTAATGCGTGCTAAAAGCCCGTCGTGATGAAGTCTCGTGCCAACGACGATGATGTTAAATTTATCATCATACCTGCTTGGCAGCTTTAAAACAGCCTTTCTAAACCACTTATAAAGCTTCTCACGCTGCGCTAGGCTCTCGACGTTTTCATCGTTTTCTATATCGTCAGCTATGATGATGTCAGGACGGCGTCCTAAAAAGTTCGTGCCCCTTATTTTTTTGCCAGCACCAAAAAATTTAAGCTTCTTTGGCTTTTTATCGACATAAAAAATAAACTCTTCACTTTTCCACTTTTCGCCGATTGAAATTTTAAAATCATTTTTTAGCTTTGCATTTTCTTCAAGCTCCACACGCAAGGTATCGCTGCTCTCAACTGCGATGTCTATGGTCGAGCTAACAACTATGCCGTAGTTTTTGCGTCCGCTCAAAAGCTGCCAAAGCAGATACAACCTAGTTATCAGCGTCGTTTTAGCACCGCCCCTGTAAGCTTCTATGAGCACACAACGACTATCCTCGCAGACGTTTTCAAGCTTGTTATACACGAAAAGGCGAAATTTACTATGCTCTTTAAAATTTGATAGCCCTACCTTGTCCTCTATGCCAAGTTGATGCGCAAAATACTGCGTCGCAAAATAATAAAAATCGTTTTGCGCCCTTTCGTGCCTAAAATCTCCTTGATCATCTAAAATATTTGGTAGTGATTTCAAATAAGATTTCAGTTCTTTTATGTCCATATATCAAAACCCCTTTTAAAAGCGTTTAAACCCCCTTTAAATTCGTTTAAATCATTTGAGGCGATACCCTTGATAACTAAAAGGCTAAAATGGCTTGAAACGCTTAAATTTTTACTTTTCATTTTTTAGCACGCTTGAAATTATTGCGTCGGCATTTTCGCTAAGCCACGTGGTGACTTCGCTTTGCTTTTGCGAGAGAGCTAAATTTGCGATCGTTTGAACGGTTTTTTTAGCAGTTTTTAGCTCGATCTCTTTTGGGTTGATTTGGCGCGGAGCCTTGATACTCCAATAAGTTTTTGCGAATTTATGAAGATTTTCGATATGTTCCGGGCTTAGCTCTCCGGCGTCTTTTAAAAATTTTTCGTAGTTTTCGATGAGGCTATTTACAAAAAGCGCCTCTTTATTCTCAAGCTCGTCTTCGCTTCTTAAATTTGCCAGTTTTAGGCCGTCCCAATCGATGCCTTTTTTAAAATCCGCTTTTTTATGGTAGTAGAAAGTTTGGCGCGCGATATTTAAAGCGGCGCAAATTTCATCTACGGTCTTTCCTTGTATATACAGTTCTTTTATTACGTCTTTCATTTTTTTCACGTCCGTTTTTTTACGCAAACTATAACGCAAAATTTTTTTACAAGCACTCCAAATAGCGGGTATTTAGAGTGGTTAAATTTTAAAAAAGCCATAAAATGCGAGGCAAGAAAACCCAAAAAGGAGCGAAATGACAGAGCTTGAAAAAAGCGTGGTAGCGCTTGAACTAAACAGCTTGCAAGACGGAAAGATAAAAATCAGCCCCGCCGGTCAGCAGGTTATGGGCTACGACGGCCGCGTTTTTAATATCGACGCCTCGTTTGTGGTAGCCAACACCAAAAGCCAAAACGTAGATATCTTGTTAGATAAGGATCACTACGACGGCGAAGCGATGGGATGGTTTGACGTAAATTCGCTTGAAGCTAGAGACGACGGGATTTACGCGAGTTTGGAATTTACCGAGGTGGGCAAAGGACTAGTAGATAAAAAATTATATAGATACTTAAGCCCGGCTTACGAGGTTAATTACCGCGACAACGGAGTAAGAGAGGTGGTGAGGATCGCAAGCGTGGGGCTTGTAAATCGTCCAAATTTGCTAAATAAGGCACTAAACAACAAAGGAGAAGAGATGCCCGAAAACAATTCCGAGCTAGCTGCAAAGCTGGCCGAACTAAACGAGAAAAACGCGACTTTGCAGGCGCAAGTAACCGCAAAAGATAAGGAGATAGAAGAGCTAAAAGCAGCGCTTGATACCGAGCGCAATAACGCTAAAACCGCGCGAATAGAAAGCGCCATCAAAAACGGCGAACTTTTGCCTAATCGTAAAGAAATGGCTATGGCGCTCGAGGGCAATGCGCTAGATAGCTTTATGGAAGTTTCAAAAAGCGAAGCCGCGAGCGTGCTAAAAGAAAAAAGCTACGAGAAAAATAAAAAAGAGGGGCTTGATATCGATCCAGACGTCAAAGCTCAACTAGGTCTATAAAAAGGAGAAAAAATGCCAAGAAGAGTACTTGATGCCGCATATATGGAGTCGGTTTCAAAAGGTTTTAAAACAGTATTTAACGATGCTTTAAATACGCAAAATAGCGATTATTTGAAAGTCGCTACCGAAATAAACGCAAATACCGTAACGGTCGATTATTCGTGGCTAGCGGATATGCCTAGTATGCGAGAATGGGTAGGAGATAGAACGCTAAACGAGCTTGCGGCTTGGAACTACACCATCTCTAAAAAAGATTGGGAATCATCGATAAAGGTCAAACGCGACGTCATCGAATACGATAACCTAGGCATCGTAAAGCCTCGCATAATAGATCTAGCCGCCACAGTACCGGAGCACTACAACTCTATGGTATTTGGTCTACTTGAGTCAAACGGCGACTGCTACGACGGTAAGAAGTTTTTCGCCGCCGATCACCAGGTAAAAGGGCAAAGTTTTTCAAATTTGAGTAATTTGGAGCTAACCGAGGAAAACTATGAAAAAGCGGTAGCCGAGATGGGTAGACTCATCAAGGATAATGGAAATCCGCTTCGCATAAAGCCAAATCTCATCGTAGTACCGCCGGAGCTAAAAGCAAAGGCCAAGGAGCTATTTTTGGCCGAGAAAAAGGCAAACGGCGCCAGCAATCCTCTCTACAAAGAGGTTGAGATCCTCGTGTGCTACGAGCTAACCAAGAAAAAAACGTGGTATCTGTTAGACACTTCAAGGGCGGTCAAGCCTATCGTGCTTCAGAAAAACAAAGAGGCCGAATTTGTCGCCCAAGATAAGCTAGACAACGAAGCGGCGTTTATGAGAAAAGAGTTTAGATACGGCGTGGATACCGAGGATAACGCAGGATACGGCCTATGGCAAATGGCGTATAAAAACGCACCGACAGAATAAGGAGCTGCAATGGGAAACTACGAAAGCTTTGTAAAAGCCCAAGGGCTTGAACTTGAAAGCAAAAAGAAAAAGAGTGACAATAAAAATAAAGATAAAGAAGCCGAAGCAAAAAACACTGAAAACGCAGATGAAAACACGCAAGAAGGCGCAGATGAAAGCGAAACTAACCAGCAGGGCTAAGCAAAGCCTGCAAAACCCAAGCGAGATCACAGATGAAATGGTAGAGCGCGCGGTAAATGATGCTGAGGAGATAAGCAAAGGTAGAGATGTGCCGTATTTTGCAAAGGAAGACTTCGCATATATCAGACTTAAAATTTATCTCAAAGTGCAGCTAAATGCCGAAGATGAGATGATCTTTGAGGCAGCACAAAAGTTTATCAAAAGCTCGCCTTTTGTGGATGATGAGGGCAAACTACACTCAGCTAAATTTTATCAAAGCAAGATGCGAAAGGATGTGCTGTGACAAACTCAATCAGCCAAATAGCAAAGCAGCTCAAAGATAAATTTTCACTCAAAGAGCTACCAAGCTACGAAGCTCTCGAACAAAACGGCGAGTATCTCGTGTTTGAGGGCTTTGAGCGCGTAAATGAATCAACTGACAATGCAATATTTGGCGTCATCATCGCTGCCAATACGCTCAATGCCGACAAAAGCGCGCTACTGCCAAGAGTGGATGAGATGCGCCGTGATCTATTTCGTTTTGGGGCGAGCAATAGCGAATACATCGTATATGGTGCAAAGGCAGCGTTTGTCACAAATGCACTGTATTGCGTGAAATTCAACGTTAAGATAAAAATAGCCGAGTTTATCGATTGACCCTGCTAATCGCCACTTTTCAGGCAAAGAGAACAGCCCGTACGATTTGCCTTCAAAGTGCGATTAGCTTGCTATAAATTTAAACTGGGCTCAAAAACTAAAATTTAAGGAGAACAAAAATGGCACAAGAAAAAATAGCAAGACTAGCCACTGCAACAGTGAGCTTTGTCCCGCAAGGAAAAACAGAGGCGACCGTGCTTGGGTATCAACAAAGTGTGAGCCTAAACCGCACAGTTGAGAAAAAAGAGCTGCTTTCAAACGATGAGAGTTTGGGCGAAAGTGTCATGGAGCTTGAAACCAAAGCTGAATACACGTTTAGCACTGAGATCGGCGACATTAGCATACCAAACCTAGCCCTATGTTTCAAGGGTTTGGTAGAGAGCGAAACATACGCGGCAGGCGGTAAATTCTTTACTGGAAAAACAATCAAGGCAGACACCGAGCAAATCAAGATCGGCGACCCGGTGCTAAAAGACACAAAAATATACATCGCCACCGAAAACATGGCAGCAGGTAGCTTTACAGTGGATAAATGCGCTCCGCGCAACTACCCTGTAAAATTTAAAAAGATCGTGCCGCAAAAACTATCAAATTCTTTAGGAAAGATCATTGTCGATGGCAAAAACCTTGCAACCGGCAAAGCTCAAATTTTAACAATCCCGCTTGTTAATCTTAGCTTCGAGGGCGATCTGACGGTTAGCGGCTCAGACTTTGCAAAACTATCACTCAAAGGCAAAATTCTACGCGCTGCGGGCGAAGAGCTATTTACATTTATGGACGAAGAATAAGGAGACAATAATGAAGACTAAATTTCCGTTTGAAATTAACATCGATGAAGCTAAATTCAAGCTTGAATACAGAGAGCTTAAAAAGAGCGAGGCTCGCGCCCTAAATGATGAGCTTGGCGGGCTAAAAAGTGCGGTCGAGACCATAGAGCGCCTAAAACACGAGATAGCACTTCTCGAAGAAGCCAAAGAAGTCAAAAAAGAGGTCGCTGCGTGCCTAGAAGGCAAGGCAAAGGCAAATGCGCTGCAAGATGTGCTTGGCATCATAGATGAAATTTCAACCAAACAAAAAGAGATCAAGGAAGCCGACCAGTTTAAGATCGATGTCGATGAGACCGCAAAGAAAAGATTCGATCTCACGCTTAGCGGTGAAGATGTGGAGGCTTTCAAGGCTGAAATCGAAGAAAAAGGTCTTAGCTACATCGATGTGATGCGCGCCATAGATGCCGTGATCGAAAAGGAACGCTCAAAAAAGTAGAGCGCATCCTTGCTTACGTGCAATCTCAAATGAGCCCAGATGAATTTGGGCTTGATTTTTATGAGACGCTCATATTGCGGGGGCTAGGTATCGCTCTGGTCGTGAGACAAGGACTAAACGGAGCAGTCTTTGAGTGCGACACACTCGTATTGCGCACCTTTTGCAAACGCTTCAAAATAGATTTTTTATGGATGTTTGAGGTTTCAAAAAGATATGTGGCGATCATGAGCAAGCAAGATTAAATTTTAATGGCAGATTAGGTAACAGGAAAAATGGCAGATAACGACGTAAAGATAACCATCACTATAAACGGCGAGACGACAGAGCTAAAAGCCGCCAAAGCTGACGTTGAAGATCTAGCCAAAAATGTCAAAAAAGCAGATACCGCTACTGCTGGACTAAAAGACTCATTTGCCGCGCTCGCCCTAAAAATAGGCGGGGTCGCGGCTCTCACGGCTGCATTCAAAGATCTCGTAAGCACCGGCTTTGAAGCAAACAAAAGCTTTGAAAACCTACAAATTCAACTAACTGGCTTAATCGCCGCCAACTCCTCAAACATAAGTTCTATGGGGCGCGTTTTAGACGCTCATGAAAAATGGAATTTGGGTATGGCTGAAAGTGAGAAAATCCTAAATCAGCTAAACGAAACCAACGCAAAAACAAAATTTACGCTTGAAGAGATCACTGGTGCTTTCAATATGTTTTACGCCACGTCTGCCGGGCAAGGTAGCCGTGAAAAAGCGGTGCAAGCGATGGATAGTATCGCACTTGCCGCGCAAGCCGTGGGCAAAAACATCAACGATCTAACCCCTATGATGGATAGTCTAGCTACTGGCACTGTCATAGCCGCTTCCGAAATGGGCTCATTCATGAAAATAGTTGGGCTTACCAACGAAGAACTCAAAAAAGCAAATGAAAACGGGCAGGTGTATGACTATCTCATTGAAAAGCTGGCTAAATTTAAAGAGCTTAGCGGCGAAGCAGGAAATAGCTACGAAGTAGCCCTTGGTGGGGTTAAAAACGAAATCACTGAGATAGCGCGTGAGCTAACTAAGCCAATGTTTGAAACTGTCACCAAAGGCCTTAATGACTTTGGCAAACTTATAAAAGATCATAAAGATGACATCATAGAATTTGGAGAGGATGTTTTTAGATCATTTCAACTCATTGGCTCTGGCATCCTCTATATTGGCGCCACAGCTGCAAAGGTGCTCCTAGCTATCCCGACAGCTATTTTAAGCGGTTTCGATGTGCTCACTCTCATCATCGAAAACAAGATCAACGCCGTCATCAAAAACGCACAAGAAGCATACAATAGCATAGCTTGGCTTTGGGATGGAGAGACCACATTTGGGCGCGTAAATTTTGCGACCAATGCTTCAAGTGGCATTATGGAGGCGTATAAATCCGTAGAAGATACGCAAGAAAGAGCTGCGCAAGCCGCAAAAGATCTATTCAATGAAATCAAAGAAAACACCCGTGCCGCCGCCAAAGAGACCAAAGCTGCCACAAAAGATGTCGGTGAGTCTTTGCAAAGCTTGCCACCAAAGATAGAGCCCGTAGCCAAAGCTGCCAAAAAAGCCTCAAAGGATATGAGCTCATACAACAACGCCTTGCGAGAAATCGCACGCCTTGGTATGAGCGAATATGAGAAAAAACTTGATGACATCGAGCATAAAGAAAAAGAGTGGCTAAAAGTTGGCATTGATAAAAAAACAGCTGCCAAAGCAAAGGCGAAGCTATTTGACATCTTAGAAACTGAGGAAGCAAATAAAGTGCTAAAAGAGCATGCAAGCTTTCTAAAAGAGCGTGAAGAGCTTGAGAAAAAATACTACGAAGCAATCGGCGAATATGAAAAAGCGTGGGCGATCGAAAGCAAAAAATATAAAGAAGAAATCAAAAAATTAGGGCTCACGGAAGAGGACGCCAAAAAATACCTTGAAATTCAAAAGAAAAAATACTTCGAGCCTTTGACAAAGACGGCTAAAACCGCCTTTTCTGACATTAAAAATAGCTGGGCTGATACAGTATCGACGATGTCAAAAACTGTAGAGGATGGTTTCTTTGATTTTTTCATTGGAAAGACAAAGTCGCTTAAAAAAGCTCTCAAAGACATCGGCACAAACCTTATGCGTGATCTCATCAGCCCTTATGCACGCACGCTGGCACAAGGTATCGCTGGTGGCTTTGGCTCATTTTTGGGTGGCGGCTCAAACCTTGCTCAGCTTGCCGCTGATCTTGGGCTGAAAAAGAACGACAGTGGTGGCTTTTCGGGTCAAGTAGGTGGCACTGAGGTAGAGCTTTCAAGCACAGGGCAAATTTTGCGCGGGACTTCTGCTCTTGACAAAGGCACGACAAATTTACTCTCATCCATTTCAAACCTAAAAACAGCTTATGACACCTTTACCAAAGGCTTTGGTTCGCCGTTTTCAAGCATAGGTGGCTATTTGATGAACAACGGCTGGACAAGCTCAGGGGCGTTTTTCAATGGCATGGGCGGAGGCGTGAATTCACTCTTTGGCACAAACTCAATGCTTAGCGGCACAGCTGGACGCGGTGCAGCACAAGCGGCACTCAGTGGCTATGGCAGTCCATATTACAGCGCGGGCGCTGCTACTGGTGGTGCGCTTGTTGGCGGGGCTGTAGGATATGGTATCGGAAGTGGGCTAGATAAGATGTTTGGAGCAAACACCTATGCTCCTCAAACTGGTATGGTAGCTGGAGCTGCTGTGGGTGGATACGCTGCACTTGCAGGATCGCTCTCAGCTGTGCCAGTATGGGGCTGGATAGCGGCTGCTGTCGTGCTTGCCATAGGCGGCATGATAGGAAAAAGCAAGATCACCGATTGGGGCTATCAAGTAGGCGAAAATTTAAATCTTGGCTTGATGAAAGGGCTTGATAGCAAAGACGTCAATAACTGGAAAGAAAAGACTAAAAAAAGCTGGTTTAGCAAGAGTACATCAAATCAGACATCGCCAATAGATAGTGAAACAGTGAAAATGCTATCTAGCTATGTCCGCACCACATCCGCACTTTTGAAGGAATTCACTGGTGGTGATTTCACCCTACCAGCGCGCACGTATAATAAGCGAACCCTCATAGATGAGGGCTTTGGCGGTGCTTTGATAGCTGGGGTGATGGGGAAGAGATTTGACAAGGCTCTAAGCTTTGGAGGCAGTGAGGGCGAGCTTGAAAAAACATACCGCTACTGGATGGAGCAGGCAAAAAAGGACAAAAAAGAGACTTATGAGCTACTTGCGGAGTATGTCGGCAAGATAAATTCAAACATCAAAGCTCTAAAACTTGAAAGCCTAAGTAGTGAGCTTGAAAAGATGAAATTTGCCAAAGATGAAGCCATAGATGCACTTAAAACGTTAAATTCTGGTTTAGGTGCGCTTGGCAACGACTTTGACTTCGTCGGTCAAGACATGGCAAAACAGATCGAAAAAGCATATCGTGAGGCTCTCAAAAGCGACTTTTCAAAAGAGAGCGTGGATCGCTATCAAGCTCTCACAGAAGCCTACAAACAAGCCAAAAAAGCCCAAGATGACTACACGAAAGCCATCATCAGTTTTAGCCAGCAAATCGCTCAAACCCAAAGCAGCTTTTATCAAGCAGTAGGCGGCGATACGACTATCCTTACTTTGCAAAACATCTATACAAAATTTAGAGTTCTTTCGGGCAGTCTTGCTGGCGATCTAGGAAAAGACCGACTAAATGAGGTCTCAAAGCTAGGCAGCACCGCTGATCCGAAGGTATGGGCGGAGTATTTTTTCAGGATGAGCTACGCTCAAATGCAAGAATTCCTTTCGCAAGGCAATACCGAGCTACGAAAAGAATTTCTAAATTTGATCACCGAGCATAAGAATTTACTCACTGCAAATGGCGGTAATGAGGTGTGGCTAAAATCTCTCACTGGTTTGCAAGGAGTGATGAAGCAGATCGAAGCCTTGAAGCTTGCTGAGAAAGCTCAAAGCACGCTTGAAATCCAAAAACAGCAACTTGCAAATCTCAACCTACAAAAGAGTGCGATCGAAAAGCTAGCCAGCATGGCTACCAAGATCCGTGAAAGCGTCATCGACAATACAACGAGCCAAATCAACTATATGTTGGCTCTTCAAAGGGCACGCGGGGCATATGCTAGCGGGGAATATGATAGCAAGGCATACGATGAGCTCAATTCTGCTATCACCAAACAGCAGCAGTATCTCAAAGACACATCCGCCACATACGCTGACTATCATCACTCAATGCTAAAAATGGCAAATGAGGTCGAGGACGTAGCAAAAGGTGCGTCGCTGCAAGACATATCTGAGCAGATCAAAAGGCTTGATAAGCTTCTAAATAGTGCCAACAATAGCTATGAAAGCCAGCTTGCAGCACTCAATGAACAAAAGAAACAACTAGAAATAGACGCTCAAAATCAGATCAACACGCTTTGGAAACTCCTTGGCGAAGGAAGTCCAATAGCCGCATATCTGCAAGCAGTCAAAGACGCCATACTCTCAGGCAAGCAAGCCCCAGCGTATGGCGGAGGCTCTATCTCAAATATCGCCACTACTGCCACCACAGCAAACGGAGCATTGCTCACAAATCAGCTAGAAAAAGACATCAACAGTATCTACCTTTCAACCATAGGCAGAAGCGTAGAGCAAGCGGGGCTTGACGCGTGGGTGGCAAAGGCAAGAGCTGAAAATTTATCGAAAGAACAGCTCAAAGCCCAAATCGAGCAAACTGCAAGAAATATCACGGGCTCAGGCAAAAAAGAGGACTGGCTTGAATGGAGCAAGAAAAGAGGCTACAAAGCCTTTGCAGATGGTGGTATCGTCACACGCCCGACCCGTGCTCTCATAGGAGAGGCTGGGTATGACGAAGCTGTCATACCGCTAAAAGATGGCAGAGGCGTGAAGGTAGATATGGATGGAGCGATAGGAGCGCTTACAGTGATAACGGAGCGTATAGAAAAACTCGTAACAAATATCGAGAGAAATTTAAGAGAGGTAAATATGAGACAAAGAGAAACAAACGACAATGGAGCACAGCTCGTGAGGGTCGTATCATGACGGTGCTCAGTAAAGTCAATTTCACGCTGACGCAAACCAATGCGCCAGCAGACAAAGAAAAAAAATATACCAAAGGTATGAACGTAGCTGAGGATGAAGTAATTATCTACAACGAGCAAAAATACAAGGCTGCAAAGGCTATTTCAAGCATGCAAGAGCCACCAGATCGTGATATAAAGAATTTCACGCACGTGGGAGCGATAAATAAAAATGCGATGATAGATAGCTTCATAAACACGCAGACCACAAAAAAGGACGGCTCGCCGCTAATCTTCAAGATTGACACCCAAAGAAAGCGTATCGATTGTTTGTCATTTTTCAACATAGATGCAGACACGCTCACGATCAAAAAAGACGGCAAGCAGATCTATCAAGACAAGCTCCTGAAAAAATCAAGCGTGAGCTGGTGGGAATTCTTTTTTGAGAATGGAAAAGAATTCAAAAAAGATACGATCGTGAATGTCCCTATGCTCTTTGGCGAGTTTGAGGTCACACTCACGCCGAACAAATTCGGCGCAAATTTGGGTCATCTTAGCATCGGTCAAAAGGTCTTCATTGGATACACTGAGCTTGGGTGTGAATTTGGAGCGATTGACTACTCAAAGAAGCAAAAGAATGAGTATGGCGACATCAGTATTCTCAAAGGCAGAGCCGCAAAATATCTCAATACTGCTGTAGTGGTTGATACCAAGCAAATTGATAGCAAAGATCAGGTTCTCATGGGTATCCTTGGAGAGCTTACGACCTTTATCGGGGATGAAAAAGACCGAGGCATCAAAAGCCTTATACTCTTTGGCTTTATCAAGGATTACAGCTTCAAGGTTACAGGAGAGGAGAAAAGTAGCCTAAATTTAAACGTCGAGGGTATCGTTTAATTTGGGTTTGTGGGCAATAGGTGGGCGTTTAAACGCCCTTTAACAACATATTAAATTTTAAAAAGGATAACACATGGCGAAACAAATTTCAAAGATCAAAGAACCACCAACTACGAGTGATCCGCAAAATTTCGACGCAAGAGCGGATGAATTTGTAGCGTGCCTACCAAAATTCGTGACAGAGGCGAATGAGCTAGCAGTAGAAGCAGAGAATAACGCAAATGCAGCCCAGAGTTCAAAAGAGGCAGCCGCAAACAGCGCACAGCTTGCAGAGCAGGCAAGAGACGCCGTGGCGCTGTCAGCTCAAAACCTAGCTGCTGCGGTAAATGACGCAATAGAGTGCAAGCAATCCGCCGCAAAGAGTGCAAACAATGCAAAAAAGAGCGAAACGGCAGTTAGCGAGATAAAAGACGGGCTTGCTGATGCACTGGATACGCTTGAAGCGATGAAGAAAATCAGCAAAGACGGCTTCATCGATGACGGCACGCAAAGCGAAACGAAAACCTACTCAAGCAAAAAGATAGAGGCCGACTTTGCGCCTAAAAACGAAAACACTAGCGAGCAAAAGATATACGGCAAGCCTCTATCGGCCGCAGGCGAGGCAAGCAGCGTAGTCGTAAGAGACAGTAGCGGGTATATCTCAAGCACTACACCAAAAAGCGAGGAGTTTACGGCAGATCATCTGGTTTGCGTTAGAGGTAGCGACGGCAAAGAAAAATTCGTGCCGCTTGAAACCATATATAAAAACGCTTTAGAGAGGATTTTAAAAGAAAATCTATCGCTTAGGAGTTACGCAGATATAGATATAATCGAGAGTATAGCCCCTTTAGCGCTATCGGGGGTGTCAATTGAAGCAAAGAGGCTAAAAAACAAGAATATTTTTGCATATTCGCCATCAAGCTGGAGCAAAGCCGCCGTTTTTACCCCGTCGCTAGAAGAGGTCGAGCTAGCTCCTCCGCCGGGCGGCGAAAACAGCTATGACGTTATCAGGCTTATAGACGACGATAGTAGTATTTTTGTGGTACCGCTGTCGAGCAGAAAGCTTTTTAAGCTCATAGAAACGAGCGATAGTTGCTCATGGGAAGAGGTTGTTTTAGATAAGGCCGCCCCTATGCCGCCTACGTTAAACGTTATACCAAATCAATGTCTAAATAAATTCTTATACCTTAAAGGCTCTGATGGCAAAATCTATAAATTTGACGGACGCAGCGCAACAAAAACCGATATAGCCGGGGACGCGTCTTATATATCACTAGATAGCGCGCGCAACTCACCGTGGGGCATGCGCGGCTTCAGCGAAGATGGCTGCTACTACCACATATCCTATGGCAATACTAACAAGCTTCCGCTAAAAAATTTAACACCAACATGGATGGGTTACAGCGTGCCATACGGTGCCGTTAGCGACTTTGAGAATTTTGCCCTACTTTTGGGACGAGATTCTTCAAACAAGGCCGCACCGGCAATCATGGATATTAAAAAAAATAAAACAACGACAATACCGCGTAGCGTAAAGATTGATAGCGGGCGTGCCTCTGATTATACCGATAGGTTTATAACGCAAACTTTCTTTCTTTCGTCGGGCGAGGATATTTATATTTTAGGGGATGCTAGAGCCCCGCTCGTAAAACCCGATTCGCCGCAAAGAGTAATAGCCAAAATAAATAAAAAAATGTTGGCGTATTACGGCATTGAAATCAAGGAGTAGCCGATGAAACCCACCCTAAAACAATGGCTACAAGTAGCCAAAAATTTCATCATCGAGCTCCCGCTTGAGATACTTGCCTTTTTTATCGTGCCGATAGCATTGCTTTTTGCAAAAGAGAGCGACGATCATCTGCCGCGATGTTTTCGCTGGTTTGAGGATGCGGACGACTACTACGACGGACAAAGCGCGGCCATAAACGGCGACGGCGGATGGAGACGCGATCACTTCCTGCCTCCGAAAAACCGCACATACCGGGCGAGACTTTGCTGGCTTTTGCGCAATAGAATAGGCTATTTTTGCGTCAAATATCTCGGCGTCAAGACAAGTGAGATAGACCCCGCCTCTATCAAAACGTTCGGGGATCCGTCCGTCACGTCAAACGGCGGCGCGGTAAGCTCGTGGTGCAAGGTGGAGTGTCGTCTCAAAGACGGACGGGAGCGTTTTGGCTACTACTGCACGATCCGCTGGTGCAAACGATTTTATATCCGCATTTACGTCGGCTGGAAACTGATGGACATAGCCGGCGCAAATCCTGAAAATTGGCACGAATACACCGAAAACGGCGATAAAAAAGTACTTAAAACCGTTTGGGCGTTTCACCCGATGAGAAAGGTCAAAGAATGAACGCATCAATGAAATTTGCAGTTATCGCGACGGTTATTTTGGTCGTAGTCATCACGGTAAATTTGCTAAAGGGGGCGTAAAATGTGGTTTTTAAACGTTAAATTTTTACTTAGCATCGGCGTCGCTTTGCTGATAGCTCTCGGCGGTGCGGGGCTTGAAATTTGGCGGCTAAACGGCGCATTGTCGAGCGCAAAAGCCCAGACGCAAAACGTCAAGGACAAGCTGGAAAAAGAGCAAACGAAGCTAGCTCTCAAAGAGGCGGAAAGCCAAATTTACGCGGCAAATTTAAGCGAATGTAATTCCAAAATCTCTGCGCAAAACGAAGCTATTAAAAGCATGGCTCTAGATATGAAACAGATCCGCCAAAGCCAGGCGGGGCTAAGAAAAGAGATACAAGCCAAATACGAGAGCATGGAGCCTCCGCCAAAAGACAGCGGATGCGAAAAGAAGCTGGGATATTACGAAAGGCTATTTAGGGGGCTTGGAAAATGAAAACAGCGGGGAAAATAGTCAAATTTACGCTTATCTGCGCTACTGCGGCTATGCTCTGCGGTTGCACAGGCACTGAGCCACGGATCATCGCCCGCACCCAGTACCAAAACGTGAACAAGCCCGTGCGCTGCGACGTGGAGCTACCGCCAAAGCCAAGCTTTGACGAGAGCGATCCATCGACCGCCGGAGACATAGCGGCATATCACGAAGAGGTCGAAAGACTGCTTTTACTGTGCGTAGGGGAAAAGCCATGAGCGAGCTAGTCATGAGGAAATTTAGAAGCTTTAGGCTCAGTAGAAAAAGAGTGCTGGAAATCGCTTTGTCTATCTTGCTAGCCTTGATTTTCGGGGCGGCGATAAGATGAGCTGGATCGACAAAGAGTACTGGTATATATTTTGGGTTGTGCTTGTAGGCTTTATCGGGGCGGTGCTTGGACTGCTCGACGAGAACGGTAGGCCTAGGAAAAATAGAACAAAGAAAGCCTTTTTTGCCGCAGCCGCAACGTCTGCGTTTTTATGTTGGGCGACGTATGAGATAGTATTTTTCATTTCGCACGCCACGCCCTTTTCTCTTGCTATAGGCGGCATCATCGCCTTTATGGGCGGAGACTGGGTGCGTAGGAAGATCGACAAGGCCGCAAACAAGAAGATAGAAAGCCTAGGCGGAGATAGCGGTAGCTATACAAAGAGCGAAAGCGAATACGAAGAGGAGCTAAAATGAGCGACGAAGAGATACTGGAGAGTATGCAGGCAAAGCGCACCAAATGCGTGGTGTATACCCGCGTTATGGGCTATCATCGTCCAGTGGAGAGCTTTAACATCGGCAAGACCGGAGAGCATAGAGAAAGAGTGAAATTTAAAGAAAGGAGACAAAATGAAGCTAATAATAAGGCGCTATAA